CCCAGCAGCCAGAGGTAGCCCAGGCACTGGTCCATATAGGCCGACACGTCGCCATCGGCCACAGCAGTGAACAGGGTGTCGCTGGACACCATGGTCTTGATTTCAAGCACGCCGTCGTCATCAATGAGGCCATCCGGGCTGAGGCCGAACACCGCATCGTCGGACAAATAGAACCCGGCTTCGTCAACCATGTGGCCGGTGCGAGCCTCGTACATGGCGCGGGCGAACGGCTCTTGCTCGGTGCCAGTACGCATGGCTGCGTTCTGGAACTTGGACGGCGCGCTGCCTCCGATGCGCTCGCGGGCAATGTCCATGGCATACCCGAGGCACGCCTTTGACGGGTGTCCGCCCTTGAGCTTGTCGCGCGCATCCTTGAATCGGCTGCCGGTGATTTTTCCACGCCGCGCTGTTAGCCATTCCTCCGAACCCTGGTCAAGCTGCAGCCACGGCATCTTTCACCTCCACATCGGTTGCCTCGTTCTTCGCGGCCTCTGCGGCGAGGCGCTTCTTGTGTGCCTGGCATGCCTTCTTGAGCGCATCGTGCGCCGCTAGGTCGTTTGCCAGCTTGCCGTTGTGCTCTGCCCAGTAGGCGTTGAGTTCGTCAACCGTCTTCGTTGCGCGGGCGCCTTCGATGATGGGCGTTGGGTCAACTGCCGCAGGCTTGGCCAGCGTTGCCAGCCCTTCGCCGCCATCGGTGTTCAGGTGGTGGATGGCTTGGTCCAGCCGGTCGGACTTGGGCCAGTACTTGTAGGCGCGCTTCACCACAGTCTTCTTGGCCATCTCGCCGTAGTCGGTGTCCCAGGGCGATTGCTTGCCCGACTTCACCGACTCGGAGCGGTTCTTGATGGCGTCGATTTCTTCGCGGCTCATGCACTCCGTGAGGTAGTCACCGCTGTGCGTCTTGACCACCACGAAGGCGCCAACGACCTCGCCGCGTTCCTTCGAGAAGGGGTTGAAAGAGTGCGTTGGCGGGCGGTCGAATCCATTGAGCGTAAAGGCGTCGTTGGCATGCACCAGCGCGGCCTGCGCCCACATGATCGATCCCGATTGGATAGCTAGGTCGATCAGGCCCATGTAGCTGATGTCCAGGCAAATCTTTCCCTTGCGCGGAACGAGATAGGCTTGCTTTTTGGCAGGGTTCAGGCTGATGCCGATGGCCGCGATGTTGGTCACAGCGTTGACCACGGACTGCCTGTCACCCGCCGCCAACTTGGCGATGTAGTCGCCGGCGGTCAGAATCTGGATAGCGAATCCAGCTTCGCGCTCAAAGTTAATCGAGCGGTCTACAAGTACGCTCTGGAAGCTGTTCTCAGCTCCGTAGACGTACTGTTCAATGGTCGTGATAGTGTTCATGGTGTCCTCAATAGAGCCAGTACGCCGCCGCGAGGCTTGCTGCAAAGCCAGCGGCAGCACATCCGCCCACGCATGCGAGGGCGTACAGCACCAGGGATTCAAGGGGAGTGAGGGTGATGTCCTCGGGGGATTCGGTGGGGGTGGTCATTGGCCTTCCCCCCGCGCTTGCAGCATGGCGTCAGCCATGTCGTATGCATCCGCTGCAATGTCCAGAGGCGGGGACGTGGTGCAGCCGTTCTCATAGCTGGAGATGAACCCCTGCATCGCTTGCGCAGCGAAGTAGTCGCGCATCGACATTCCAGGGAACTGCCACGTCACGTGGCCGGATTGGTGCCCAGCAACAGGGTCGGAGGTGCTAACCGGAAAGGCTGGAGCGTGCTTGATCGGATCGGGGTTCATCGCCGCGCCTCCGCAAACTGCTCCAGCCACTCCCTCCGCGCTTGCTCACGCGCATCAGTAGCTGCTGCATGGACTTCCTGCCCAACTGCTGTATCCACTGCTGCGGAGTCCTGTCCGTCCAGATAGGCAGGCAGCACCAGCAGGATCAGAATCGCTCCAAGGGCAAGGAGCCCGGTCTTGATGTTCTCGATAGGTGGCATGTGGGCCTCCAAAGAAAAAGCCCGCTGTGTGGCGGGCTGTGGTGTTGGGGGGGGATCGGTCAGACGCGCGCTGCGCTTGCTGTGTCAGTCATGGGGGCGCTCCTTCTGTTGCTCGAAGTAGAAAACGATTGGCTTTTCACTGAGCGTGACCAACCCGTACCTGACAGCGCGCCGGAATGTGCTCACGTCGCGCATCAGCACCTCGTTGCTGCGCTGCATGAGCGCGCGCCAGGACTCAAGGCTCAGGCTGTGCTTGTCGAGATTGCAGGGCGCGCAGGCCGGGTTCATGTTCTCCAACGTATCGCGGTGCGGGAAGTCGGGGCCGCGTGGCGGCGTGGAGAATCCCGCGCGCTTGAACCAGTCATTGCGCACAATGGGTTCAATGTGGTCCGCATGCCACTTATCCCCCAGCGGTTGCCCGCAATAAGCGCAGCGGCCACCGAACTTCTCGCGGAGTGCCGCGCGTTGTTGCTTCGTGAGCGCCATGTCACGCTCCCCCCTTGGCCTGGGAGCGGGCGGCGTCGATGGCGGCGCGCGGTGTCGTGTGCTCGTCGCCCTGCACCCAAGTACGACCAGTCTCTTTATGCACGAAGTGCAGCCAGTAGCCAGGACAAGCGTCGGGGTCGCTCACCACATAGGCCCGGTGTTCGATCATGAAGTCCAGCCGCGCAGCATCCTCCGCATCCCCCTGTGCTGCTGGCGCTGCGGGGTGGGTGGAGAGAGCAACATGTGCGCCATCCAAGAATGCCTCCGTAAGTTTTCTGGCGACGATCTGGCATTCGCCTTTCGTCCCGGAAAACAGGCTTCGATTACCATCGCCGCCGACAACCTTGTATGCCAGCACACCAGACGGCACTGGCCTGTACCGGTTGGTCGCCATCATTTCGATGTTTTTCGGCATCGTGGGACTCGCATCCCCCTGCTGTACGGCAGGCTGGGGCGATGCCTGGGTGGTGGGCGCCGACATGTCGCGCAGTACCTGCCGCACCAGCGCCTCGACCGCCTGGGTGCTGCCAAACTCTACGTATCCCGCAGCGTTGTTCCGGCCTCCGACATGCAAGATGCGCTGGGCCAGGGTCATGCCAGCAGTGGGGCTCGGCGCCGCTACAGCGGCAGGCTTTTCCAGCAGCAGCATCGCGTGTTGCAGCAACAGCTCTGCGCTGTAGCTGCCGCTGGCGATCTTGGCCTTGATCTCGGCAAGCGTGTAGGGCTGCGTGATGTGGGGCGCTGCCTGTGCACGCATGGCGCGGTCTGCATCAATGGCTGCACGCACGTCAATGGCGGTGTACTGCACCAGTCCGAGTTGGGCATCGCCTGGCAGTGGCGGATACTCGCCCGCAGGCAAGCCCATGATTTTGTTGAACTCTGTCAGAGAACCAGAGTTGGCTGGCTCTGCCTTGGGGGCGGCTGCGAGTGCATCCGTCGTGCAGAGCCACAGGTCGTCGCGGCAGACCTGCTCGTCGTTAATTGAGTCGGTGTAGAGCACAGGCACCTTCCCCCCATCCAGCGTCCAGCCCTGCGCCGACCGAATGGCTAGCGCAAGCTGAAATGCGCCCGCTGGCGGCTGTGCTGCTGCGGTGGAGAGGGCTGCGCGGGCAATAGCGCGTGCATCGTCTATTTCTTCCCAGTCGCTACCCACCATTTGATTCTCGATGGCAGCTATCTTTTCAAGAGCCGCTACGAGGACGGCATTGGTGTTGGTGGTCATGGTGTGATCCTCGAAATCTCAGCAAGCAGCCCGGCGCGGGCATCCTGGCGAGCATGGGCGAATGCGTCGTAAAGCGCGTTGTGCAGCGCGTTCGCAGTCGTGAAGTTCGGCAGTGGCAACGAAACTTCCTGCCCATTTGGCAGCGTGTATTCGGCGATACCGCGCGGGTCGCTCATGTCGATTGCGGCTTGGTTGTGCCATTTGAAAGAGAGGCTGTTAGCCATTGCTCCCTCCCTCATCAGCACTGGAGGGGGCCGGGTGGGAGGGGAGTCCAAAGCATCGGCGTCATGTGAACAAACGGCCAAATCCATGCACCGTTTCCCGCATAGGCCGATTGAAGCCAGTAGCCGCTGGCAACGTCCTGTTCGCGCCTTCCACGCAGCAGGACGTACCCCGAATCCTTCGGCGCTGTCTCTATGTCGCGCCACCCGCTGGGCTCACTGATGCCGTGCAGGCACTGGCGCGGGCGCTTTTGCTCTGTGCCTTCTGCTTTGATGGATGCGCGGCCAGCTTGGAACAGGCGCCAGCCAATTTCCATCGCGCCGTTGGTATACCCATTGCGGTCGCGCGCAAAAATCAGCGGCGCGCCGTCGTTGCCTGAAATCTCGGCAGCGAGCGCAATCATGGCTGCCTCGAACTTCATTCGTTCGTCGAGCGCTTCGGGTTGTTCTGCTTCTGTCATGCTTCACACTCCTTTGTGATGACAGCCATCCAGTAGCTGGCGATGCCGTCCTTGATGTCGAGCTTCACCAGCGGGTAATCCGCTCCTGGCAAACCCCATTCGGTCATGATGTGTTCGATCCCGCTGAACTCTCCCATGTCGGTGATCGTCCCGTGGACCTGCATGCTTTGGTGGTGTGCGTTGCGAATGGCGCTGTAGGCCAAATCGGTTGTTGGAATCCATCTGACAGCCATGGCTAACAGCTCCATGAAAAAGCCCGCGCTGGGCGGGCTTGGTGGTTGAATCTACTGGCCGGGGCCGCTTACGCGCCGCGCCATCGGCACAAGACCAGAGAGCCACGTGGCAGCCGCCCCGTTGCGGAGCCTTCTTTCTGCTGCGCGTTTTGCTCGATTGCGCAGGTAATAGCTGTGGCGGCGATCTATGACGTGTTGCCGGTCAAATGCAGGGCGCCGGGCGTCGGGGCCAGGAGTCGCCGAATAAACCGGTGTCTCCCGGCCCTGCACACCTACCTGCTTGCGGTAGCTGACGATCCGGAAGAACTTGCCCGGATGGTTCGCGCGCGCTGTCGTCAGGCAGGCGTTGATTCGGTTGCGCGGCCATCCGAGGTGTTCGACAAGCTCAGGCACGCTCA